CTTTAACAAAAGCCTCTGGATTAGGTTTTCTATGACGAACATCATGATAAGCAATGATAACATCATGAGGAATAGAAAAATGGTTCAAAACGTTATTTACATAATTAGATACAGCTGTACTTACCACAGCAACCTTTATTTCATTAATTCTTATAAAATCAAATACAGCCTCAAAACCGTCATAAAGAATAAAAGAAGGTATTAGCTCATTAACTTTTCCCCAGTTTTTACCCCGATAGGGCTCTGCAATACTTGAATCCACCAAAGTTTGATCCAAATCAAATATAATTCCTTTTTTCATTTCAGCATTATTTAAAAGATTCTCAACTCATCATTTTGGTAGTTCAAAACTCCCCCCTGTTGAAGGAATTCGAACAAAACCTCTGCCTTACGAAGAGAGAAAGAACCACGAGAGATAAGCAACTCATTTCCTGCTACATTTTCATTACACTTAACCGACGGTTCTTTATAATTTACCACAGCTAATATTTTATTGTTATTTATAGTCGTTCGAACAGCATGCATTGTTCCACCTTTTATTCCTGTTTGAATAACGATTGTTGCAATTGCCAAACCAGCTTGTAATCTATCTCTTTCCACGAAAGATGTATTATATGCAGGTACACCAAAAAGATATTCAGATAATAACAAACCTCCTTTTTCCAATATTTCTTTTGCAATAAATTCATTTCTTTTTGGCGATATCATTTGTAATCCATGAGCCAAAATAGCGGTAGTAGTTCCATTTACAGAAAGAGCTCCCTTATGTGCTATAGTATCACACCCTAAAGCTAAACCACTTACAATATTGAATCCCTTTTCTGCAAAGTATTTTGCATAATACATTCCTGCTTCTTCTCCTTCTTTAGTTGGATGTCTCGTACCAATAATTGCAATAGATTGCCTATCTTTTATAGAAGATAAATTTCCTTTGTAATTCAATATAAGAGGAGAAGTATCTTCGCCTCTATTTCCAATTAAATTTCTAAGCATAAAAGGATAGTCTTCATCAAACTTAGAAATAATAAAAACATTATTTTTTAACGACTCACCTATAATTTTATTTGACTTATCGACAGCGTATTGAATGTCTAAACGGCTTAGCTCCTTTTTTACTCTAATAAGTTTGTTATTTATACAATTCATTATATAAGTATAAATATCAGCTTCGTCAAATGCTTTATTTTTTACCATACAATTAGCCACAATTTCAGAACTACGACTTCCAAACCCAGGCAACTGTAATAATCTAACAATCAACTCAGTTTCTTTTGATATATACATAATTCTATAAATTTACATTAGCATTCATCTCATGATTTGTCCTTGCAAGACAAAATAAATAACATTTTGCATCAGGCCATTCAGCCTTTATCGTTCTTACCATTTCAGCTACAGTTGTACAAGATGTTGTTATATCGTCAATAATCAAAATATTTTTATTATTCAAATTTTCATCCCTATTTTTAATAAAAAAAACATTTTTTATTTCCTTTTGTCGATCAAGTAAAGTGGGAAGGGTATGTAAAGCCGCCGTAGACCTCGTCTTATTTAACAATTGAGGCAAATACTTGGCGCCAATTGCAGATGCAATATCGTACACATATTCTCTAATCTTCGCACTCTTCAGAGGAACTGTTTCATTATGTCCTAAAACTCTAATAACATAATCAAAAGTTAAACGGCTATTAACAAAAGCCTCGATAGTCATACTTTTTATTAGTTGAAAATCTTCTTCATCTGCTCTATTTTTGAATCTAGCAACTCGAGCCGTCCATGTTGTAGTATCTCCTTGAGGTATATAATAAACCAAATGATATGCCTCTTCCAAACCAGCAGCCTTATACTGCAAATGCTTATTTGATAACGTTTTCAGCTCCATAGTATTTAAATTTATGTCTATTAATTACAAATATAAACATATAAAAACAAATCAAAATATCATTAAGCATTATTAACTTTACACATAAAAAACGCCCTACCCTCACGAGCAAGACGGCTGAAAACCTAAAACACTAATACCATAATACCATGAAAAACACTATTGCTCTAAATATGCAAGGTGTGGTTATGTATATACAAATCACCATATCTTATAATATACCCCCACCCCGATATAAGGAGACAGGCCGGATCGCCCAATACCATATCCACCAATAACACCCAATCCCCACCTACGAACCGGGACCTTTTTCGTTATGTAAACAGTCTTAGGAAACACCTCTATGCTATCCAAGGCAGCGTTATACCCACTTATCCAAGCATGATAGTTCTCCGTTAAGTATTCCTTCTGGCTGATTGGGATAGGAATATATGTGGTATCCCTTATCGTATCACCTTTCACCGTCACTAACACGGGATATGGAATCTCGATTTCCTCTATCTCAATTTCTTTCACCGGAACAGGAATTGAGTCCCTTACCGTATCTACGACAATCACCGTGTCGGTTCGTACTTTTGTCCCTTCATCATTTCCACGGATATGGTAACCAGCGGTGAAACTGGCTACCAAGCACACTAGTATTAATATTGCTTGCCACGGTTTCATTTTGCGATTCCCTCAATACGGATGCGCTCAATAAGGATTTGCCTATAAGCTTCCATCGCTCCGAATTGTGCACGTAGCAATACTTGCTTTTGCGTTGACAATCCTTTGAACATATCCGTACCAAAAAACTTACCTAGCTTTTCTTGTTTATCGGATAATTCGGACAATTCTATTTGGAGACGATTCATAAACGTATCACAGATCTTATAAGCCTTCTCGAATGGCTCTGCTGGACTCCATGACTCGTAACCGTCTTGATACTTCACATGATATCCAGCATTTGACTTCTCGCTTTCGTTAGGTACTCTTCCCGCTTTAAGCAATCCTTTCTCAAAAGCTTCGCCCATTGTCATAGGTTCTGCTTCAATCTGTTTTGTTCCAATATATTTTTTCATCTTATTTTACGCTTACCTTTACAGCGTTAGGTCTTATATTTTTAAAGTAGATACCATCCTGCAATAACATCCGACATATCAGCCTCCCTACCATTCTCCACCTTGCTCATCCCGCCCACGATCCGGATCATCTGCTCACGATCGTTGATGTTGATAGGATCATCAGCCGGGATACCGGCGTAATCTGATACAAACTGGATATACTTTTCGGTATGGTTCTCCTCCGGAGGCGCCCATCTTCCTATCATCTTGCGAATCGTGTCAAGCTTATAGTTGTTATAGTAGTTCGACAGGATCTTGAAGATCGCCCGATAGCCATAGGCCATAGTCTCGAACTGTTTAAACGACTTGTCCTTGCTTGGTCGAACCTCTCCTTGAAAGAGATCACTGTTGATCCTAATGTTTCCCGGGTTGTTGTTTCTCAAACCTCTAGGTAATTTTTTCTCTGCCATTGTTATTTTTTTATTACATTTGTGTACTTTATTACTTATCTCCTGCCCTATTGAGAAATATGGTCAGCGATGATTTCACACCAGCTCCCCTATCCTTTTGGATCTGGGGAGCCTTTTTTATTCTTTGTCTTGTTATACTCATCCAAGAAATTGACCTTACTAATG